GAAAGGCATAACGGGCTACAGATCCCTCGAAAGAGTCGATTTGGATGCCTCTGCACATAAGATCCACACTAACCTCCTAAAGGGAAACCTTTGGTCAAGTCAGATTATACCTCATCAGTATAATTGTTTGTGCTATGGCAGTGATGACTGCTCGATAATATTAAGTGTATCATTACAGAGTGTCGCAACTTTGTACGTAATAACTGTGTTAGCAGCTCAGTTAACGACCAATTGCAAGAACGTATTATCGGATTACCTTAATAAATTAAGCTACTAAAATATTTAATATACTTAACCTATTGCGGCAATCGAAGGTTGTTAAAAAGGAATGGATAACTCTAACTGAGTTACACTCTTTCTTTAAACTTCCATCAATAATCACGGGTACAAAAGGTAGTGTTAAATTCCTTAAACTGCTAAATAGTCGTATCGTAACATTGGTTGGAACCAATGGTTGGTCTTTCACCTTCCTTTATTTAAAGGAATGTTTAAGATTAACAATACGTGCACTAGGAGGTCAACCGGAAGCTTCTTGGGATAATTCTATCCCTCGGGTTAAACGAGACTTCTCCGGCCTTCCTACTATTATTCCACTATCCCTACGGCTGGCTCTTCGTGAACCAGCTGGGAATGTGAATATAGTGAGAGTTACACTTTGTGTACTTTCCGTTTTCCGTGTCTTTAAGGTACCTGTAAAACCATCTTTAGAGAGTATTATAACTCCCTTTAATGGAATTGCTCGTACTTATGATTACTTAATCATACGTAAAGCCTTAAAGAAACTGAATTTGAAGGTTAAATTTTCAATCTTTAGAGGTTTCATTTCCGAATCCGCAGGTCCAAATAGTCGATTTGCAACTTGGGGGTCAACATTAGATGCCTTGGCATTTATTGAGTACCCTCGTCAATTATTAACTTTTGTTAAAATTGCACTAGTTACTAAAAGCTACTGGTATTTAGCAGTGTTCGTTACTATATTATTAGTATACGGTCCGCTTTATATTACCCTACGAACTTTTGGAATGATAGCCCCGTTAAGAATGGGTAAACTATCAACTGTTTATGATCAAGCTGGAAAAGCCAGAATTGTTGCAATAACAAACTGGTGGATTCAACTTGCTTTGAAACCGTTACACGATAGTATCTTCAGCTCACTCCGTAAATGGAATGAGATTGATGGTACTTTTGATCAAGGAGCTCCTCTTCTTCGTTTATACAAAGATCGGGACCCTAGATACAAATTTTCTTGTTTCGATTTATCATCTGCAACTGATCGTTTGCCTATAACCCTACAAGTGGATATACTAAATGCCTTAGGCGTTAGAGGAGACTTGTGGTCCGAGTTATTGAATTTCCAATGGTCTATATCAGGTGATCTTTTTAAGCTTAGTGATAAGTTTAAAATTAATCAGCTGGTAGGTATTAAATCAAATATCCTCTGGAAAGAGGCGTTTGTTAAATACGCCGTTGGTCAACCTATGGGTGCCTACTCGAGTTGGGGAATGTTGGCTGTAACACATCATGTTATAGTTCAAATTGCTGCAATAAGAGCTGGCTTCAGTGTTAACACTTTCAGACAGTACTGCGTACTCGGTGATGATATCGTTATTAATAATGATAGAGTCGCCGCTCACTACCAGGAACTGATGCACACACTTGGTGTAGGTATCAATCCTAGTAAATCAATTATATCTTATGATGTGGTTGAATTTGCTAAACGTTGGCTTACTCCTTACGGTGAGATTTCACCACTTGGTCCAGGAAATATCCTGAACTGTAGTAGAAATCACGGTGCATTAGGTAGTCTATTGTATGAAGCACACCAAAAAGGTTATTTCGATACTTCTGGCCATTTGTTAAATCTATTGCCTAATATGCCGGGAACTTATTCTCAGCATATGGCTTTAGCGTTAAACACGATGTTCGGCTTAACTGGATGCTTTCATCCCAAAGGCCAACTAGACACGCGAGTGTTGAGTTGGTGTTCCTATGGTGAGATGAGCGATCCATTACTTATACGTTATTCTTTTTATAATGGTTTATTACAAACCCTTATAACAGAACTTCGTGATAAAGTGCGAACAAACCGTAAAATGGAGGATGATTTCATTCGAAACATCCCTCGTATTACAGGTGTTAAAAGCAGAGCTCTTAGATTACTTGAGCTGTTATCTTTACCATTTAACCCGGGTTTATACTTATATTTAATTTCAGTTGTTAAGACTGAAACTGAAATATTAGAAGAAACTGCTTTCCTATTCCTAAATAGAGAAGGTAACTGGGATGATATCAAGATGATTGCAGATAGAAGCCCTCAGATCGTTCCTGCACTCCTTAATTGGGGTACTTTGAACGACCGGTCAGCTGCCAAAGACTTTGGTAAATTTTATCGTAAGTTGGATTATGCAATTATGCAAACCCATCGCGATCTAATTCCAATGGCTGGAGCAGATGGAACTAATTTCTACTAAACGTCTCACTATAT